AATGTAATGTTTGTATAATGTTTGTATTTACGAACTTATAAAACTTTCATACAAATAATTTAATTAAATAATGGTGTAGTATATCCATTGTTTATTAATGAAATTTTTTTTTCATATATTCCTTCCAACAATCCAAGGCGACCTTAAACAAGTCGCCAAGGATAAATATTAAACAAAGTTAAATACTAACATCATATATATATAATAACTGTTATGCGTAAGAACTCATTAGACTATAAAACTATTCTAAATTATTATTTAGCAATGCCTAAACATACTAGATCAATAAGAAAGTTACACAGCGAATTATTGCACAAATACGAACAGATGATTAATAATAAAAGTATTTCGATACCACATTTAAACACTTTGTGGAATTGGAGTAGCAAAAACAACTGGCTTGATCTTGCTAAACAACATGATTTAAAAGTTAGCGAAAAACTTAACAAAAGAATAATAAACAATGAGGTTAACAAACAAGAAAAGATATTAAACGACTTACAAGATACAAGTTATTTAGCACTACAAAAAGTTACAGCAGCATTAAAAAGTAATGTGATGAAAGAAATAGAAACACCGCAAGATATTAAGGCACTTGTTAACAGTGTTACTGATGCAATGAAAATGTTTAATATAATGACAGGCGGAATTACATCACGATCAGAAAGCATTACTCACAACGTAGCTAGTCCTGATGAAATAAAAAAACAAATCATGTTATTGATGACAAGTCTTGCAAGTGATGGAATAGAAATAGAACCACTAGATAAAGAAGAGAAAGAAAAACTAAACTAATTTTCTACAAAACAAAAAAGAATCCTAGATGTAGCGGTGATAAATTTGACCCCCACCCCCCATCTAGCAGCAGACACATAACATCCATACACTGCACATACTGTGTGATAATTAAGAATACCTAGTGCCATGAAGGACTAGGGATAACTTGCTATAGAAGGAGATTAATATGCACAACGTAGCAACAATAAATAAGTATGGCATACCAAATCATATAAGAAATATGTTCTTAGGATTTGAAGATGCCTTCGAGATGCTTGATACATTTACAAGCAAATCAGAGTATCCACCCTACAACATAGAAAGGGTCTCTGAAGATGAATATGTCTTGGAGATGGCAATAGCTGGCTTCAAGAAAGGTGATATCAATATATCCGTAGAGAAAAACATTCTCAAGGTACAAGGAGCTTCTGATAAGAAAGATGCCAACTATGTACACAAAGGATTAGCCACTAGGAAGTTCCAAAAGGCTTTTCACTTAGCAGAGCACATGGAAGTGGGCAGTGCGAAAAGTGAGGATGGTATTCTCAAGATAAATCTGGTAAGAAACATACCAGAAGAGGAGAAACCGAAAATCATCGAAATCGGCTAAAAAAAAACGAAATGCCAAAAGTATCAAGTGATGTCGGACAGAAGGTTGCACAATTAGAACAATTAGTTTCTAAATTAAAAGAAGTAGAGTCAAAGGAGAAAGCAAAGAATACTTTACTCGGATATGCTAAATATCAGATGGAAGAGTATCTTTCACCCCCACACATAGAATTGCTTGCATCTAAACTGCAAGATGTGGAGAGAGGTAAGATCAAGAGACTTGCAATATTTATGCCACCCAGACACGGAAAGTCTATCCTAACATCGGAGTTCTTTCCCGCTTGGTACTTAGGCAGAAACCCAAAGAAGTATATTATTTGTTCGACATACGGACAGGAACTAGCAGATGACTTTGGTCGAAAGGTAAGAAACCAACTGCAAGATGCTAGATATCAAGAGATATTCCCAGACGTTGGACTTGCAACTGACTCATCTAGTATGAGACGTTTCAATACAACACAAGGAGGAGTATATTATGCGGTTGGTGCTGGTAGTGCTATTACTGGTCGTGGTGCTCACCTCCTGCTCATCGATGACCCTATTAAGGGAAGAGAAGACGCAGACTCAGAAGCCATGCGGAATAACCTCCTCGATTGGTACAGATCAACAGCATATACACGTCTCATGCCAGGTGGGAGTGTGGTTCTTATCCAAACCAGGTGGCATGAAGATGACTTGGCTGGATGGGTTCTTAAAGAAACTGAACATGAAGGATGGGAAGTAATAGAGTTCCCAGCTATTCTAGATAAGCGAGCAGCTAAACTTCTAAAGAGTAAAGAGGGCAAACCTCTGTGGGAAGAGGCGTATCCTTTATCTAGACTAAAAGAAATTAAGAAAACTCTCGGAACGAGAGAGTGGGCATCTTTGTATGCACAGAAACCTTCTGTAGAAGAAGGCAACATTGTGAAACGATGGTGGTGGAAGAAATGGAAATACGATGAACCACCTCCATGTGATTACATTCTACAATCGTGGGATACTGCATATACAACAGGAAAGTCTTCTGACTATTCTGCTTGTACAACGTGGGGTGTCTTTACGGATGAGAATGGTGAATCAAATGTTATATTGCTTGGAGCAAAAAGAGACAAGTGGGAGTTCCCAGAACTTAAAAGGGTTGCTGTAGATTATTACAACCAATTTAATCCCGACTTAATTATAATAGAAGCAAAGGCAAGTGGACTATCGCTGGTACAAGAGTTATCCAGAATGGGTATACCGATTACACCTTTTAATCCAAAGAAACAGGATAAAAGGTCTAGGGTACATTCAATTACTCCCTTGTTAGAATCTGGAAAAATATGGTATCCAGATAGAGACTTTGCAGAGGATGTTATCTCTCAGTGTGCATCATTCCCTAATTCAAAGAATGATGACTTGGTAGACTCAACATCACAAGCTCTGTTAAGATTAAGAAAAGGATGGTTAATTACACATCAGCAAGATTTCATCCCAGAAGAAACAACAGGCAGTAAAGGAAGTTATTGGTCATGGACAAGATAAAAGAATCAATCAAACATCACGAAGGTTATAGAAACAAAGTATACCTAGATACCCTAGGAAAGAGAACTGTGGGGTACGGGCATCTGTGTGTAGAAGATTTTTGGGAAGACGATAAAGAATACGATAAAGAGTTTTTAGATGGCATCTTTGATGTCGACTATAAAAAAGCAGAAGACTCTGCAAAAAGATTATTTGAAATGAATGGTTGTCAAGATATGGATGACCAAGCCAAAGGCATTATCATAGAGATGGTGTTTCAGCTTGGACCAACAGGTGTATCCAAATTTAAGATGATGTGGAAAAGTTTATCGGAACTAAACTATGTGGGTGCGAGCTATGAGATGATCGATTCCAGATGGTATAAACAGACAACTAATCGGGCAAAAGAATTAAGTAACAGAATGAAAAATATTTCAATCAAAGATTTAGATAGGAGCTTACAATGAAAAAGAACTTAAAACCAGTAAACAAACAAAAGAATCCTGGTCTAGCAAAACTACCAACAGCAGTGAGAAACAAAATGGGTTTCATGGCTAAAGGTGGTGCTGTAAAAAGAATGGCTAAAGGTGGAAGTGTATCTCGTGGTCAATACGATGCACAGGTTAAGAAGATTAAATTCAAAGGTGTATTCTAATGATTATTATCGGCAAAGGTGTAAAGCCTGCTGCTGGAAATAAAAAAAGAAGAAATGCTGCTAGAAAAAAAGGCACAAAATTTAAAGGAATATTTTAATGGTAACTAAGTACATTAAATTTAAAGGGTCAATTAAACCTAAAAGACTCACTCTAGCTACTGATGCTAAATTAAAACAATTAAAAAATACAGGCTTTAGACAAGGTAAAGATTATGAAGTGGTTTCTAAAAAAATTGCTTTAGGTAAAAATAAAGGTGGATTAGTAAAAAAAGTTATTAAAAGTTTAAAAAAAGCATCTAAATCACACGCAGGACAAGCAAAGACTTTACAAAAATTAATTAAGAAGAAGTAAAAGGAATATTCATGGTAAGACAATCAAACGAACCAGTAGATCAAACACTAGTTGAATCTGTAGAGATAGTTGTAGGAGATCAACAAGAAGAGGAAAGAGTTGTTGCTGATAACTTAGCAGATGAGTTTGAAGAAGAACAATTATCAGAACTTGCTAGTGATCTAATACAAGCATACGATGCAGACGTTAGAAGCAGATCAGATTGGGAAGAGAATGTCAAAAAAGGTATGGAGCTTCTAGGATTAAAACTAGAAGATATGCAACATCCTTTTCCTGGAGCTTGTTCAGCACATCACCCATTAATGATTGAAGCTGCTGTACAGTTTCATGCACAAGCATTAAAAGAATTATTCCCTGCAAACGGACCTGTTAAAACACAAATAGTTGGTGAAGTAAATAAAGACAAACAAGATCAAGCTCATCGTGTCAAAGACTTCATGAACTACCAAGTCACAGAACAGATGGAAGAATACTTTGATGACTTAGATCAAATGTTATTCTATCTTCCTATTGTAGGTAGCTGTTTTAAAAAAGTATATTATGATTCTGAGTTAGAAAGACCAGTTTCTAAATTTATACCTGTTACAGATTTTGTTGTATCTAGTAATACAACAGAACTAAGAACTAGTGGTAGATATACTCACGTTATTAGAATGGAGTACAACGAACTTCGTAAAAGACAAGTGAGTGGTTTCTACAGAGACATAGAGATGATGCAAGAGGAAAGCTCTACTGAGTCATACTCTGTAACTGGTATAAACGAAAAGATACAAGACATTGAAGGTATCAAACCACAAAAAGGTTACAAGAACGATGCAAGATTTACACTCTTGGAGATGCACGTTGATTTAGAACTACCTGGTTCTGAAAAAGAATTTGCTTGTCCATACATTGTAACAATATGCAAAGAGACTAGAGAGATACTTTCTATTAGAGAAAATTTTAAAGATGACGACCCAAAAGTTAAAAGAATACAATACTTTGTACATTATAAGTTTTTACCTGGTTTTAATTTTTATGGATTAGGATACGTTCACCTTCTTGGTAACTTACAAAAAACTGCTACTACTATTCTACGTTCACTTGTAGATGCAGGTCAGTTTAGTAATCTACCTGGTGGATTTAAAACTCGTGGTATGCGAGTTGAAGGTGAAACACCAATAGGCTTTGGTGAATTTAGAGATGTAGAAGGTTATGGCGATGATATACGAAAGTCTATCGTTCCTTTGCCATTTAAAGAACCATCACAAGTTTTAACAGCTTTACTAGGTTCTTTGACACAAGAAGGCAGAAGACTTGCAGCTATAACTGATTTACAAACTGGTAACATGAATACACAAGCTCCTGTAGGAACTACAGTTGCATTGTTAGAGCAAGGCATCAAAGTTATGTCTTCTATTCACAAAAGATTACACAAAGCACAAAGAGAAGAATTTAGAATACTAGCTAGAACAAATTTCGACTTTCTACCAAACTTTTACCCTTATGCTGTCGAAGGTGTGGGGAGACAAATATTCAGACAAGATTTTGATGGTAGAGTCGATATCCTCCCAGTATCTGACCCTAACATCTTTTCGACAGCACAAAGAGTTTTACTTGCACAAACACAACTGCAAGCTGCTTCACAAGCTCCACAGATACATGATCTTCGTGAAGCATACAGAAGATTATACAAAGCACTTGATGTAGAGAACATTGATGAGATGTTGATACCAGAGATAGGTTCTAAACCCATGGACCCAGCTACAGAGAACTATACAATGATGTATAACAGACCTGTAAAAGCATACGCATGGCAAGACCACGATGCACACATAGCAGTGCACGAAGCGTTTATGGGCGACCCATCAATTATTCCACAAGACCCTAAACTACAACAAGCATTAGCAGGTGCAGTGCAAGCACACATACAAGAACACCAAGCTCACAAATACAGAATGTCTATACTTGCAAACGCAGGCATAGAACTTCCTACAGCACCAGAGTACGACAGATTTAATCCTGGTAAGAGTGATGAGTATGAATCTATGGATAGAGATGTAGAGAACGCAGTTGCACAAGCACAGGCACAAGTTGCAGGTCAAATATCTGCTGCTGCTCAACAACAAGCTCAAGCTGCTGCCGCACAACAGCAAGCACAAGACCCTAGATTCCAACTAGCTCAACAAGATTTACAATTAAGAGCACAAGATTTACAACGAAAAGCTCAAGAAGGTGCAGTAAGAAACGAGATAAAACAAAGAGATATCTTACTAAAAGAAGAAGCTGCTGCTGCAAAAGCACAGATAGATGCATCAAAATTAGCTCTAGATCGTGATAAAATACAGGCAGATATTGAAATAGACAGAGAAAAATTGCGAAGTAACGAACAACGTGATATTGCTAGGTCTCAATATCAAAAAGCTATGTCAGACCAAAAAGCTGAGATAGAAAGAGCAAGAACGATTATAGAACGTGAGCAAAGAGAAAAAGACAGAGACAACACTAAATAGTACCACTTTGGTACAAAAAATAGAGAAGAAAAAACACGCAGTTCTTTCTTTGTGGGATGATACAAAAAAACTAGCAGACGCAGAAAACAAAACACCTGTGATTGCTTTGTGTCAAAAAAACAGAAAAGGTTTTTGGATAGTTGTTCACGAAGACGACTTACAGAAAGTTATGGATGCCAAAAACAATAACTGAAGAAATCCTAGAGTGGTCTGAAAATTTTTTAGAAATACCATCTAAAAAACTTGGTGGTTGGTCTGTATGCCCTTATGCAAAAGCAGCAAGACTTAAAAACGAAGTTAAGATTGTAGAAGTAGAACATAGCAAAGATTTTTTGTATACTGTTACATCAGAAGCAAGAACAATAAAGGAACAAAATAAAAAACTTGTCGTTGTTGCTTGTGATGATTTTAATATTGAAGCTGAAGAATTAGGTTGCTATATAGATGCTTTGAATTATGCTTACGTTTACAACGATGTTTATCTTATGCCATTCCATCCACACGATGATGGAGAAGAGGTAGAGTTTCTTGAAGATAATCTTGAAACTGAAAACGAGTTTTATATGGTTCTTATCCAACCATATAATGAGCTGGAGAAGGCTTCAGAGTCACTCCAAAAGAAAGGATACTACAAAAACTGGGATAAAGAATATTATCAAGATACAGTAGTAAAACGAAAATCATATAGGAGAATTTACCATGATGGGAAAAAAGAAAAGAGTTAAAAAAGGAATGTCATCAATGGCTATGATGCGTGGTGGCGGAATGATGAAGAAGAAGCCTGGAATGAAAAAAGGCGGAATGATGAAGAAGAAAAGAGTTAAAAAGAAAAAGTAGTGGAACTACCTAAATTTATAACCTTTTTAAAAAATAAAGTCGATAGGGAGATCGAAAGTATCAAAGATGCCTTTGAACAGGGTCGAATCCCTAAAGAAAACTACGATATTTCGGTTGGTGAATTAAAAGGTTTACGAACCGCAAAAGATTTGTTATTGGAGTCGGCTAAGAATATATCTGATGACAACGACAAAATTTAGTCTTACTGAAGAAAAACTGGATAAGAATCATCCAACTGCTGTTGGTCATAGAATACTTGTTCAAGTTTTAGACGTTGACGACAAAACCAGAGGTGGAATTTATCTACCAGGAAAGTCAGTGCAAGAACACCGCAATGTTGCCTCTATTGGCAAAGTAATACAAATGGGTGAAGACGCATACAACAGAGAAGATATGTCAAAACCTTGGTGCGAACTTGGAGATCATGTAATGTTTGCTAAGTACGCAGGTCATCGTTTTCAATTCGGTAAGACCGAACTTCGCATCATGAATGATGACGAGATATTAGGACTAGTTCCAGATATCAAAAATATTTCGTAACATCCAGTTACGCAAAAAATTAATCTAATAACTTTGGAGAGAAACCAATGCAAATTGTACACGATTCTTCGGGCAAAAAAAAACCGATGCAAGTCGTAGACGATGGTAAAGAAATTAAACTCAAGAAGTTTGATAAACTTGATATTCCAGAACAGGAAGAACAAGACAACTCAGACATCGAAGCAGTTACTGATGATACGCAAGTAGAACACAGTTCTAAACCAGAGGATACGCCAACTGAAACTGAAAGTGTCGTTGAGAAAGAGCAAGACGAAACTAAAGAGGAAGTTGCAAAAGAAGACGATAAAAAAAGCAATCGTTACCAAAATCGTATTAACGAATTGGTAAAGAGAGCTAATCAAGCTGAAAGACAACGTAATGATTTTTATAATCGTATTCAACAACTTGAAGAAGAAGTTAAAAAGAAAAATGTTGTAAGTCAAGATTACGCAAGTCTTCAAACACAATACTACGATACTCGTAAGTCTAATGCAGAAAAAGGACTAGAGGCAGCTCGTAAAGCACACAAAAGTGCATATGATGCGGGTGACTCAGATGGTATGTTAAAAGCTGCTGAAGACATTGCAGAGTTCAAAGCTGAGATGAAAATGTTAGACAATCAACAACCGATTGTTCAACCAACTCCACAGCAACCTACGTCAAAAGTAGAAGAGGTTAAACAACAACCCGCACCAACAGAACAACCTGTTTCACAACCAGACCCTCGTGCTCTAAGATGGGCACAAGATAATTCTTGGTTTGGAACTGATGTTGCAAAAACTGGTGCTGCTTATGCTATTGATGCAGCTCTTAAAATGGAAGGCTACAATCCATCTAGTGAGGATTACTATTCAGAACTAGATAGACGTTTAGCAGAATCCTTCCCAGGAAGAGAAGAAGCTAGACCTAAACAAAGGGTAGCTGGTGTAACTAAAGCACCAACCGCACCTAAGAAGGTTCGTATGAATCAGAGTCAGATCGCTATGGCTCGTAAACTAGGTGTGCCACTAGAAGAATATGCGAAATTCGTGAGGAACGACAATGACCAATAAAAATCGAACCCACTCGACTAGGGAAAAAACAAGTCGCAAAATAGTCTATACGCCTCCCAATAATTTAGATGCTCCAGACCCAAAGGTAGATGGAATAAAATACCGATGGATTAGAGTTTCATCTGGGGGGGAGGATGATTCACAAAACATATCCAAAAAAAGAAGAGAGGGATATGAATTTGTGCGGGCTGAAGAACACCCAGAATTTGACGCACCAAAACATGAATCTGGAAAATATGCAGGTGTAATTGGAACAGGTGATTTAGTTCTAGCAAAGATACCAACAGAAATGTCAGAAGCTAAGAAAGAGTTCTTTGAACAAAAAACTCGTAGGCAGACAGCAGCTGTTGATAATGATTTGTTAAAACAACAACATCCTTCAATGCCAATTTCACAGCAAAGAGATTCAACAACAACTACAGGCAAGAAAAAGTCTGAATTTGATGATTGATAATCAGATTAATGCTCGGTGTAAACTTAACTATTTTAAAAATTAGGAGATAATTATGGCTAACGTAGATGCCGCTTTTGGCATGAGACCAGTAAGACATCTTACAGGAGGACAAATCCGAGCTAATGAGTATAAGATAGAAAGTGGAACATCATCCAACATTTTTACTGGTGATTGTGTAAAACTATTAAGCACAGGCTACATTGATGTAGCTGCTGCTGGTAATAGGTTGTTAGGTGTTTTCGCTGGAGCTCAATATACTGCATCAGACGGAGAGGTCAAATTTGTAAGATACTTTCCAACTGGAACAGCTACACAAGGTAGCGGAGACGTAACTGCATACGTTTATGATGACCCAAATATTGTATACGCAGTACAATCAGCAGGTTCTGCTGATTTTGCTGACATAGGAAACCTAGCTGACATCGTTGTCGGTTCTGGTGATACAACTACTGGTCAAAGTAAAGTAGAAGTTAGTGGAACAACAGGTACAGGTACTGCGAATTTAAGAATACTTCGTAAGTATGATGACCCAAAAAACTCGTATGGAACTAACGGTGTCCTTGAGGTTACAATTCATGAACATGAACTTAACCAACACATTGATGCTGATGGTACTCCAGGCGTATAATAGGAGGATAGTAACATGGCTGTTATATCAAGAAGTCAACTCGTAAAAGAGTTAGAACCAGGACTCCACGCCTTATTCGGGTTGGAGTACAAAAGATGGGAACGTGAACACGCAGAAATCTTTACAGAAGAAACTTCAGAAAGAGCTTTTGAAGAGGAAACTCTTATCACTGGCTTTGGTGCTGCACCAACAAAATCTGAAGGTGCATCTGTAGAATTTGATTCTGCTGCTGAACAGTGGACAGCAAGATATGTGCATGAAACAGTTGCACTTGCTTTTGCAATCACTGAAGAAGCAGTTGAAGATAATCTTTATGATACACTATCTAGAAGATACACTGCTGCACTAGCACGTTCTATGGCTTATACTAAACAAGTAAAAGCTGCAAACGTACTAAACAATGCATTTAGTTCTAGCTTCCCAGGAGGAGATGGTAAGGAGCTTATCGCTACTGACCACCCAACTGTACAAGCTGGTACTCAATCAAATGAGCCAAGCACTGCGGCTGATCTTTCTGAATCATCTTTAGAAAACGCAATCATTTCGATTGGTGGTTTCGCTGATGACAGAAACATTCCAGTTGCTGTACAGGCTAGAAAGTTAGTAATACCAAAAGAATTAGCTTTCACTGCTCAAAGAATTTTGAAAAGTGAACTAAGAGTTGGTACTGCTGATAATGATGTTAACGCATTAAATAGCATGGGAATGTTCCCAGAAGGTTATGTAGTAAACCACTACTTAACTGATACAGATGCGTTCTTCATCTTAACAGATTTAACTAACACTGGACTAAAGATGTTCCAAAGAAGACCTTTGAAAACATCAATGGAACCAGATTTTGAAACAGGAAATATGCGATTCAAAGCGTCTGAAAGATATTCTTTCGGATTCTCAGACTGGAGATGTATCTTCGGTTCACCAGGAGCATAAAGTACGCATTAAGGGGGGAATAGTTCCCCCCTTTTTTTTAACATTTTGAATGGTGGTTTAACCACTGGTCTTTAAGGAGGACTGTTCAAATGCCAACACATTTTTCATCAGGGGTAAGTAACAGAACTAACGGACATCCATTGTTCGAGTTCCCATACTTAGACCCTTTCAAATACTATATTTATTCAAACGACTTTTTTACTTATCATGCAGATGAGTTTACAATTACAACAACAGAAGGTGGGTCTGGAGACG